TTCTTCGCCAGATACTTTATCAATATATGTATACCAAGCACCGGCCTGCTTAACGATTCCGTAATCTTTCATTACGTTTAGCCAACCACCGAAGTCATCTATACCAGATTCGAAGTAAATATCGTAATCTACACTCTTAAGAGGTGGACCCATACGATTTTTAATTACTTGTGCTCTAGTCTTAATACCGATGATTTCGTCTTTAACTTTAATCTGTCCAACAGACTTTAAACGTAATCTTACAGATGCATGGAATGGAATTGCTTTACCACCTGAAGTAGTCCATGGGTCACCAAAGCTTACACCTAATCTTGTACGCAATTGATTGGTAAATATCATACAAATCTTTTCACGTGCTATCATATTAGTAAGCTTACGCATACCTTTTGATAGAATGATAGATTTAGATGTAGCGTAACCGTCTTTATCAAATTCGGCAGCCATCTCTTGCTTGGTACTTGCACCCATTACTGAGTCTACTACGATAGTAACTAATTTATTTTTATTAGCTTTACGTACTGATTCTACAATGCTTTCAATTGACTCGAATATATCTTCAACCGTTTCTAATGGTACATAAAGCATTTTAGTTAAGTCTAATCCAATAGCTTCTAAAAATTCTCTACTTACCGCAGACTCTGTATCAATATATACTGCTAAGCCTCCTTGACGTTGTGTATCTGTTAATGCATGTGCCGCTAATAATGATTTACCAGATGCTTCTAAACCTGTTATTTCTGTTATCCTACCTACCGGAAATCCTCCATTGGGACGATTACTGATAGCTAAATCTAACATACTACACCCTGACTTTACCCAGCCGGTTACTTCCGAGGGCGAATCGGTATCACCCTCTAAGAAGTACGCTACTTTATAGTTAGTATCTTTAAACTTTTTATTTAAGTTCGTTGATACTAAACCAGCTAAGTCGTCTATTTGTTCTTCTTTATTTTGTTCTGAATTTTTCTTAGCCATAATAATTACCCGTTAAATAACTCATCAAATGCAGATGCAACGTCATCTACTTTACTAACTTTAGCTGCGGTTTTAGTTGATGTTGCTACCGGAGCGTCACCCTCAACCGAATCTGGTTGAGCATTTGCGTCAGTTGATGGATTTAACCAAGCTTCTAAATGGCCTTTTAATTCTTCGTATGTAGGTTCTTTGAAGATAGTATTGATGTCTGGAGTCTCTTGAATCTTACCTAAGATTGCCTTATCATCAGTTAGTGGAGTTGTATTCGGTTTTACACGAATAGTTGTTTTAGGATATGCACCTGGAGATTCTGCAGGTACGAATTCGATTACGATATCACGACCATTCATTGGGTCTGTAATATCACCATAATCTGGGTCAGCGATAAAGCCTAACAATTCTGTATAAGCTTGTTTACCAAAGCCCCAAAATTTAACGCCTTCATGTTCTTTACCACGTACTAAGATTGGTACATAGCAACGCATTTTAGGTTCCAATTTCTTACCTAACTTCCAATCATCTGAATTACCGGTTGTCTTTAACTTCTCAGCAAATTCTACGATAGGGTCGGGACGACCATACGTCATAGGAGAAAGCAAAGTTTTCTTACCGAAATCGTAATGGAAATGAAGTTCTAAAAATGGATTGTCTTTGTTGTGCTTGTAAGGAACGATTCTTACTTGTTGTTTACCAGGTTCTGGTTTCCAAAGAGCGTCTTGTTTTTTTGTTTGATTTTGTAAGGAGTCTAACTTCTTACGGATTGCATCTAAATTTAATGCCATAGTGTTTACCTTTTTTAATTGTTATTAATTTACTTATCATTAATATAATTGCTAATTAGCAAGAATAAAAATATTTTGTTATTTTTTATTTGTTATTTTTTATATACGTTTCGATATTGAAATCTTACTTGATTTTAAGACTTCTTAACGCAGCGATTGCATTTGCATAATCGCCACCGAACGGAACGAATAATTGTAATTTGCCACCTCTACCAGGTACAATCTTACCGCCGTCAAAATATTCTTCTGTTTTAGCGATTACCATTTTTTGTTGGTCTGGAGTTAGTCTTGTTTTAATGTCGATATATACACCGTTATCCCAACCATCTGTATCACTGCTACCTGGTGTATAACTACCTTGTGCTTCTTTTACAGCTTTCGCAACTTCTTCTTTAACAATATTGCGTAATGTATCTTTTAATTTCACGTTTTTCATATTATTTTTCTGTTTAATATAAATATCTACAACTTAACTATTTTATATAAAATCAATTCAACACGACGTAAATCATCGGCATTAGATAATAATATACTATTACGATATAATTGCCAATCGATTATGATTGACTTATCTAATATACCATTATTTATAGTACGAATCAAGCCATTCAAGGCATTAACCGTATATAAAGTGTTACTTTCTTTTTTTCTATGTACTAATATTGTATTCTTGCCTTTAATAGTGGCCGATTCAATATTATATGTGCAAAACAATTCCTCTGTATCTAGTACATTAGAAAATACGAATACCTTACGTTCCGGTAATACGTACGTCGTAGTAACATAATCTATTACTAAGTCTAAATCTTTCTTATGCGCAAATGTACAAAGTAACTGTGTTTTCAATCATTGACCCTTTGTTATAAATATTCTATACGTTAGAAATAGGTTTAACTTTTTGCAACTCTAACGTAGCTTGAGTTAAACCGTTACTACGTGATTGAAATAATACATCTAATAACTCTTCACCCATTTGCATTTTGCATTTGAATTGAACTGCATTTGCGGTATCATTATCTATAACGTCAACTACTGATAATTGGCCTGGGTCTTTACTAAAAAACTTAATTGTATCACCTGCTTTAAAATGTTCAACACGTGCTGGGTTACCTGATGGGTTACCTACAATCTTAAAGAATGACGGATTTACATTTGATAAACTCATACCATATGCAATCGCTCCTAATAAGTTATCATCTGCATCACTATTATCTTTACCTAATAAAGATGTTATAATTTTTAATGCGGCATATTTTTCACGTAATAACTTTTCAGGCAATTTAGATAATGTTTTCGCATCCATCGTAGCTGAATAGTTAAATTTACATGTATCGTTACGTTTTAAAACTTTAGTCATGTCGCCACGTAAACGTATAATACCGTCTATTATACCTTGTAATTTTAATTTAGCTTCATCCGACGTTACGTTATATTCCATGTCGGCTCTACCAATTTGTTTTAAGTAGGATTTAGCTTTACCTGCTTGTGCTTTAGCCATCTTTAATGAACATGCTACTATACATGCTCCGGCCTTACTTGTTAAGTCGCCCCAATCATTTATAAATAAAACGTTTAAGTCTGCAATATTTCTACTACGTGCAACGTCATTAGTAGCATTTTCGATACTCATAGATGCATCGTCTGCTATTAAATATACGTCACCCGGACACCATTTATCTGCTGGTAAACCTGTTACAGACGCAGCTATATCTCTAATACGTTTAAATACATAATCTCTATCAATACGGAATCCCTCACCGTATGCAATACGCATTGCTAATGCTTGTGATAATGTTTCATTTAATGTAGAAACTATCTCTTTACTAAATTCAAACTTTATCTTCTCAAGATATTTTATAACGCGTTTTTTCGCTGTACCATCAAGTGAATCTGACGATTGAGCCGTTTGTTGTAAATTGGCAATATGCGATTGAATTGTTTGTGGTGTAAATGGTGATGTGATATCTGAATCATACATTACTACTACAAGGCCTTCTTTTACATCCGTATCGGTTGCGGAAGCTCCTTTTAGTTGCGTTACCATTCGTGTTTTACCAACTTTTATAATAAAGTATAAATTATTAAATGCATCTGATTTCCATACAGTTGCTTGTTTGTTCGCTAATAAGTCAGATACCGTTGCATAATCAACGTCATTTAATGACTGAGTACCCATTAATATAAATCTATCTTTTTTAGAAATATTAGCAGGCGTAGTATTGTATAACGGAAACTTAACTAATGCCTCTGGGTCAATTTGAACCGTATTCCATTTACTCATTAACTCTCGAGCATCTATTGGAATATATTTCAAATCGGTATGTTCGTGTGGACGAGACTCTAATAAAACGGATGTATCAAATTTTATACCTGGATATAACTCGTTTAATACGTTATTTAATATTTGTACATCTGCTTCTTCGAATATACCGTTTTTAACTTTAGGATACCCAGCTGGTAAACGATAACTCCATTCTGTTACTATTTTATGTATGTCGATGTCAATAGTTTCTTCCACAGGTTCATCTAGAGCAATAGGTTCCATACCCATTGCGCCGCCAACCACTTGTGGTTCAATTGTGTCTTCGTTAAAAAAACTATCTAAATCAATCTCTTTAGAAGTATCGTTCTTCATAATGTAATAAATCTAATTTATTTGATGGGTCAATTAATTGTGCAGCATTTAATTTATCTGAAAATTCTGCAATAGATTCGTTTTGTAAGTCTACAAATTCTTGCAAGAAATTAAATGTCATTAAATGTTGATTGAATACTTGTGATGCCCAATTCATATATTTGTCACCTAAACCGTATTCTAATGCATATCCTTTGTTAACTGTGTCAATTAAATGTGCAAATTCGCCAGAAAATTTTACAGCCGGTAATTTAGGAGTGCAATTCCAATCAACTAAATATTTTTGTAATTTTTCAGCATGTGTTAATTCGGCAGCTGCTTCTGCTGCATAAAATGCTGCAGCCTTAAGATAGCCAACTCCTTGACACCAATTAGATGCTCCTCTATAAAAATAATGTGCTGTATACTCTTCTGCAATCGCAGCATTTAGCATGTCTTGAATCTCAGGCGTAAGTGTTCTAGGTAACACGGTACTTTCTGGAGATGAGACTACATTTTGTACTGTTGATTTTGGTAATTCCATATATATCTTATTCTGCTTTTATAATAAATATCTAATTAACTTTTTCAGTCATATCTATCATGTCATGATAGTTTTTACCGGCAGCAATTTTAACTGGATATTTGCCGTTCTCAGTCATAACACGTTTTAAATCTAATATCAATTGTTTACCGTCTCTTACATCGTAATCAAATAGTAATGAATCGTATGTATATAGTATTAGTTTAGTATTCTTGCCTTGCAACATTTCTAATACATTATCAATTACTTTAAAATTACGTTCGGTTTCCGTTGCCTGTAATATATAGTTAAACAACTTATTGGCATTCATATCCGTAAACCAAGCCTTCTTAAATCTACGTTTATATATAGGTGTTTCGATATAGCCTCTGAACTGATATTGTTTCCAAATCTCGTTAATCAACTCTTTTGTCTTTTTGAAAAATGGTATTTCAGCATATTCTTTATCAATACCGCCGTAGATTTGTTTGAATGTAATACTTTTGGCTTGTGCATATTCTTCTGGCGTTAATGTATCTTTATTAAAATAATACTTGCCTAAGTGCCTATGTACACTCTCATGCTTAGGAAATTCGTAATCCATCATATCAGCAATTAGACGTACGTGATACGAATCAAAGTCTAATTCTAATAACATGCCATAATCAAACCTACTTACAAATGGCTTACGTGCACCGTCTTCAGTATTTAATGCTGCATAATTAACGCCGCCAAAACGGTTACTTGGTCTACCAGTGGTTGTGTACATGTTATATTCTGTATATGCTGTACTACGTTCAATATGATTTGCTTTAAATGCGTCGATAAATTCATCATAATTAACATAAAGTCCGTTTCTTTCTATAGTAGCTAAATTATCTAATCCTATATGGTTATAAATATCTAATGCCTCGTCATCGACAAATTCTACAACGTGCTTAGCTTTGTTAACAATATTCTTACAACGTTCTATTTGACGTGCAATTGGTATTATATCATTTAAGTATTGTACCGAGTGATACCATCGTTGAAATGTATCATGTACGGATGTATCGCAATCCTCTGTCGGTATAGGTGTATTGTAATGAAACCAATAAACCAAATCCAAATCAATTACTTGTTTAGAGAACGTATTAACAAAGGCCTTTTTGTTATATACAAAGATATTACCAGATGTGCGAACTTCTTGTATACGTTGAATCTCGAGGCTAATACACTCCTTATGATTGAAACTTATAACGTATTCATTACTAGTTTTCAAATCATGTATAAACATGAAACTAATTCTATTATTTACATAATGTTTGAAGTTATCGGACAGTACCGGAACGATTATGATATTACTATCTTGTATAGAAGATAGAAACATTTTAAATTCATGTTCGGTCTCGATAACTTGCATGAATTAAATATAAATTCTATTTATCGTTTTCCCAAATAAAATTCATCTAATTTGAAAAGAAATTTTGACAATCCTGTTAAATTGTCTTCACGTTCGTAGATTACTAACGTTTTGCGGTTAAGTTCCTTGACAACTTCAGGATTACCGTTAATTACCCAGCGTAAATCAAAACGTTGCCAAATGTTTGCATCGATGGCTTTTTGATTGGCTGCACTATATTTGTTGTAGTCGTCAAATGATACTTCTATAAATACACCCATTTCATTACGTTTCATAACAAAGTAACGTTGTATATAACCACGTGTTAAGTCTTCATCTGAAATAACTGGTACATATGGTTTAGGTGCTATAAATTTATTTGTTAAGTTACCTTTGATACGAGTATATGTAGCATCTGGAGTAAATTGTATTGGCATAGTAGACAATACAACTGTATTACTGTTTCTACTTGGCGTAGTTAAATATAAGCCATCAACAAAATAATATGTACCAAAATATTGTTCACCGGTAGGTAAATATAACTTAAGACCAGTTGTATTTGCAACCTTTGGCGGTACGCGTTCTGATAATGGTACTATTGGTCTAATTTTTTTATTCATACTTTTACTTTAAATCACAAACCGTTTCTATATCGGTTACCCATTTATTACTTTCAAATGTTTGTGTATAACGCAGTACACGGAAACATATACTTGTTCTATACTGTTCAGGAAGTCCTTTTAATGTAATTAAGTCACCGAACCTAAAACCTTCAACTCCTGCTACTTGCAATTTTAACTTTAATGGATATGGCGTGTTATTATTTTTCTCTACTGCTTCTATCGGTCTATTCTGTACATATTTGCGTATAGCGGCTGTTGCAGCTTGTATAGCATCTTCATCAAATTCACTACTTGGCAATTCATCCGTACGTATTGCTGGTAATGCTTCAGCAGCGAATTGATATTTTACCTGACGTTTCGCTTCTGCTATTTTTTCATCGAGAGATATTTTTCTAGCAGCTGTACCTGAAATATTACTTGCATATGCATTTAATGCTACTGCATCTTTAGGTACTTCTGATGTTATAGTTGCGTTTAATGTAACACCATCACCCGGAAAACGATTATTAAACTCTAACGGCGTAGTTGTAGCTTCGCCTTTATAATTACGGTCTGTTATATTAATAATTGGTTTGCCTTCTTTTAAACCGTCTTCATCACTATATGTTGTTAAGTCAACTAAACCACCCGTATTATTATTAACTAATGCACTTATCTTAGCAATAAAATCTTTAATTGGCATTACAACCGTTGGTTTAGTAGATTCGTTTGTTTTTTCCGATTTACTTTTTTCATCACGGCTCTTTTCTACCTCTCTATTAATAGTACGCAATGCGTCTAAACTAATTAATATATTGCCTAGAATAAGTTTATTACCTTGTATACAAGCCTCGTAGCCGTTTTTACCAATGGCTTGATTAAAGTCAATGCCGTATAATCCATCTGCCGTTAAATATGAACCAGCATCCCCACCCGGAAATGCTATTGTTCCTGGGTCAGGCGAAAATAATAACTCAACGCCTTCGATAGATGTCGCATTATCAAGTTGGTATTTAGGACGTGTTGTTGCTTTAAAAGCAGCTGATGTATAATGGTAATCAATTACTTGTTCGTTTATTATACGATTTACTAAATAATTTAATGATACGTATATTTTAGGTGTTTTAGATGGCTTAATAAAACCAGCTGGTAATATTTTTGCTAATAAACGAGAAAACCAATTAGAGTCTAACATGTTTAATGTTACGATATGACCTCCACTAACTGCTTTCACATCTACATCTACAGATGTTTTGCCATCATATAATGCTTTATCTGCTTGAGCATCGTAAACAATTAAATCTGTTACGGACTTAACTGGATATGAAACTGCGCTACGATTACCGTTAGCATCAAACGATGCTTTTATAATTGATAAACCGGCCGTGTTTGGTAAATTAACTGCATATTCACAATCTTCTATAGTAGCAGCTTGTCCCATAGCTTTCGTAGTACATATATATCGTTGTGCAGAACTATCATATTCCCAACTAAAATCGTAAATTACTAAGTCTTTCCACAAACCTTTTTTATTGTCCTGATATCCAGGATGACGTCTAGACCAACCATAATTAATAGTTACAAGTTTATTTGGAGATAAAAACACTTTACTATACTTTGCAAAATCAGCATCTGTATCAATTGAAAATGTAAATTCAGCTCTTAATAATAAACCTAACTCTCCGTCAACCTTAACAACAACTTTTTGTAAAAATGGAAGATATGTGCCATTATCACGACGAGTTAATGAAGCATTTGAACCTAAGGTCAAACCGCCTTCACCTACCACGTTAATAATTAAACCTGGATATACTAAACCATTTTCACTTACGTTATAATTGGTTAAACTTACATTAGGTGTACGTCTAAATGCTATTGCCATAACTTATTATCTTGTTTCTTCTGAGATTCGTAATGCTTCTTCTATATCAAAGAATGTTAACGGGAATGGAATACGTATTTGTATACCTGGCGTTACATTCGCCGTTCCTTTACCTATATTGTTAGCACGTGCAATAACCCACCAAAGACTAGCGTCTTGATAGTATTCAAATGCTAGATTATCTAATCTATCAGATGTTTTAGAAATGATATATATATCAGTTTCTCTAGCTTCGAATTTTGGATATACGGTAGTACCGTAGTATCGTTTCGGGTCGTTTAATATTTTTGTTTCGTCGTATCTCATTAGTTATTAAGTTTAAAACCGGCTGTTGGTTTAAGATATTTAAAGTCAACTGATACATTGCAGTAAAGAGGTACTTGATTGCCGTCTTGTATTTCCCATGGCATTTCACTATCCCAATCAAATGAAATACTTTCTATGTATCCGGTAAAGTTATATAAGTCACCTATAATTATAGGAATTGTTTGTACGGTAAATGCATTTTTAGCTTCGGTACTATACGTAGCGTACTCTTGTAGCTTTTTCATTTTTAAGTAAACTCTTTTCAAATCTTCCTTAACTAGTACAGCCATTTTAAATGACACCGAAACACTACGTTCAAGCGTAGTAAAGCGTACTGCTTGTATAGGCGAACCTAATGGTTGTTCAGTATCTATACTAGGTGTAAAACTATCTGATATACTATCTATATATGCTCTAAATTTAGTAGTTCCGATTTGAAACTTTACTATGTCGTTTGCATATCCCGTAGCTGTACCGCCGTCTCTTGTAGAACCATTGTCCATGTCAGTTACGTTTTGGCCTGGTACTCCTTTTATTGTATAGTGTTTATAACCAAACTGTTTAACAATATTCTTTTCGTTATAATCGGCTTGTGTTTTATATGTACCAATGCCCTCAGCACTTAATAACGCTTCTCTATCTTTTGTATCAATTAAATCGATAAAATTACGAAATTTTCTTACATCACCTACATCGTCTTTTGGTATTCTACCGTATGCTATAGTTACATAGTCATTATTAAAATCTCCGCCTGTACCTGAACGTTGAACTGGGTTTTGGAATGAAGGGCCTAGTTTATCAAACTCAACTCGAGACTCTAAATCTTTCTTTAAACTTTTCGAATTAAAGAAATCGGTATCATCAACGTCGGTAGTATTTCGCTTATCTGAATCTGTAGTACTAGTTCCACGTTCTTGTAAATATGCAGTGGTATTTAATCCTTGTGCATATTGACGTTTAACGTTATATTTCGATGCGGCTGTATTGAATGTACGAATACCTCGTATTACCGCATCTGTCCCTTCACGTGTATCCACATAACGTTTTATGGTTGTGCCAATCAATCCTAAAATTGATTGTGCTCCGCCTATACCCGCATTACCAAATATACCCGTACTTAAACTTGGTATCGGTAATCCTGGTCGTATAGCTATACGAGATGCTGTATTAACTAATAACTCTTCGCGTAATTTTATTAATCGATTGCTTGTCGGTCCTTTACCTAAAGCTTCATCTGATATACGTTTAGCTCGTAAAACATTTTCGTAACTACCTACATCATTTAAAAATGGTATAGCATGACGTGTGAAATGTAAACCAAATGCATTACCGGCTACAGAAGCTAATGATGTTAGACCTGGTTGTATTTGTGTTAATGCTACTTTACCTGTAATTTTTTCAACTGGGGCATTAGTTAAACCTAAACCTACTTGTTTGACTACCCATAATAAACCTTTAGGCGATGTCATCCATTTGCCTATACGTGCTACATCAAATAATGTACGTTCCGTAGCAGTAACGATACCACCTCTAATCAAACCATCGTCGAAGTTTGCTCCGAATCCCCAACGTTGTGGTTTTGGTTTATTTCCTTTTAATTGTATACCACGTAATACATATGGTTGACTCCACCAATTACCGCCTTGAAACGATGCATCTTGTAAATTGTATTTTTTATACATGTCATCGATTGGTGAATTGGTAGTATAAGTTGCTTGTAAAAATCCTGTTCTTGTGCCAGTATCGCCTTTACCATCTCCTGATAATGCGCCATATGTAGCTTTTGAATTGAAACCGGTATGTGCTCCAGGCTTCCAATCATATATAATACCGTTATAATCAGGGAACGGATAACCTATGCCTCCCTGCGTTATACGAGTCGCGTTACCAAAATTATACTTAGAATTAGAAAGAGAAAAACTCCCTTTAGACGTTAACGGTTTAAGTGTACTTGGATAATATCTAGCATATTGTGCATATCCTTTAACAGTACTACTAATATCTTGTGTATTGGCATCTTGTACGAATCGAGTGTTCTGATATAATGTCCCATCATTTGGAACTCTGTTAGGAGCTTTATTTCTGTCCCCTTTCCAGGTTAAATCAGATTTTAGATTAATTAATGCCATGTATTCCTTTATCTAAATGATGCGTTAACAGCACCTTGTTTGTTTATCGCGGCAACAGCGCTTTCATCTATAATTATTTTTAATTTTTGAACTGCGTTCGCAACTGCCATACCTAATTTATCATAATCGATTGTTACACTTGTGCTAGCGCCTTGATTTAAGTTTGTTCCAGTAACTACCGTATCTTTATCATTTAATGCAATACTTCCTTCCGGACCTGATAATACTCTCGAATAACCCGACGGACCTACCGGGCCCATTTCACCGTCATCCATCGTACTTTGTACCATAGATGTACCAGCACCAATTGCAGCAAACATTGCTCCAACTGCAGCAGCGGCTAATCCAATACCTATAAATGGTATAGCTCCTAATGACGTAAATATAGATGTAATAGCACTTACTACACCCTTTATAGCCATAAGTCCTAATACTACACCGACACCTTTAAGTGTAACTGCCAATGCTTTACCCATATCGATACTCGAACCTAAACCACCCGTAAGTTGACTAATCCAACCTACAAACATGCTTAATAAATCTCCGATTATTTGGAATGGAGCTAACATACCTTCTACTAAAGCAGCTAATCCTTCAAATATAGGCATTAATGCTTTTGCGATTGGTAATATAAATCGTGTCAATGCACTTTTAATCTTTTCAAATGAAGTTGCTAATTCTTCTGTAGCTTGTTTGCTAGCCAATTGTTCACGTACCTGGTCAGCTGTCATATTTTTTAAAGCAGCTGCTGATACGTTTAAACCAGACATTGCTGCTAATTCATCTTCTGTTAATTGACCGCGCATTTGTTCTACCGCTAATGACTTAGATAATTCTTCGGTTGTCATACCAACTGCTTTAGCTAACGCTTCACGTTGCATTGGTAACATGCTTTCATATTCTGCTAATGAACCTACTTGTTTTAAAATTTCTTTATTTGCACCTGCTATATCACCCGTAATTGCTAAACGTCTAGCTGTATCAAGATTAATTTGTCGACCTATCATAGCCGAAGCTATAAATTGACTTTCTAACGAACTCTCTATATCTAATAACGATTCTGCAGATTTAGCCATTTGGTCTAATGACATTCCCATCTTAGCAGCTTCTACAGCCGCTTTACCTAAAGCTTTAGGATTACCTGCAAAGTATTTAGCAGCAACTGCTGAATTTTTAGCAATATCTTTCATTACCGCGCCTGGAGCAACTCCTTCAGCTAATGCTAACTGCGCAGTAAACTCTTGTGCCTCTATAGCAGCTGTTTGGCTAAAACCAGATATTTGCATCATCTGCGACTGAACCTTCGCTGCTTCTTGTGCGCCATATCCAAATGCTTTACCAGTCTCCGAAACTCGTAATGCTACGTCTCCAGATAATTGTGCGATAGGTCCTAATTGACCAATAACTTCTCGTTGTACGCTTAATATATCTTCTTGTGATGATAATTGATTTTTATACGAAGCTTGTAGTTCATAGCTTTGTTCTACTAAACGTTGAGATGCAGCTACAGATAAACCCGTTTCAATTGAAAAATCTTTAGCTTGTTTAGTAATATTTTGCATTACTTCGAATAATGCAACTCCAGCTGCTACTGCCGCAGCAAATAATACCTTAGGCGATAATAATGTTTTTGATAAACTTTTACCATTCAACACAGCTTCTTTCAAATCATTAGCCAATGTATCTAATCCAAGAGGTCTTGATACCCCTTTCGGTAAAAAACTAGTTAATTTGTCTATTTTATCTTGTAATGTATCAAATCCTTCATTTATGCTAGTTAGTGTATCCGCACCAAATTTATCTCGAAACTCCTGAGCTGTATTAACAATTCCTTGCATTTCACGTAAAGTGTCTTCTAAAGCTTTAATTCTGTCCGCTTCGATTGAACCACTCTCACGTAATATTCGTAACTCTTCACGTTTAGCACTAACTATTTTCTTCGTAGCATCAAATTCATCATCGGTAGCACCTGCAATTTCATACTTTGATTTTTTTAAAGAATTATATGCTTTAGCTAAATCCGTTTCAAATTCTGCAAGTTCGGCTTGTACTTTCTTTTGTTTCTCTTGTATTTGTAAAGTTTCTTTTTGTATACGTAATACGTCTTTTTCTTCCGCCGTAATTTCTTGTAAAACTTTAAGTTCGTTAACTAATGCTTGATACGATTTGATGCGACCATCTAATATGCGTTGTTGCAATTGAGCAATATTTTCTTCACTAACACCTATAGACTTTGCTGTAGACTGAGCTTTATTCAACAATTCTATTTGTTCTTTAGACGCATCTTTCTTTGCCATGTACTACCTTTCTATTTTTTTGTACATAACGGACTATCAGGCCAACGTTTGCAATAGTTTTTTACAGTGTCTTCTAATTGTGCTTGTTGTTTTTCGATATCGCTCATTAAAGCTTTAAACTCGTTATTGTTAGCTAATTCTCTTTCATATCTGTCTAATGCAGGTCTGTATTTAGGACCTAGCAATAGTTTAGCTAATTTCATATAAAATGATTCAGAAATAGTTTGTTTAGACTTCATTATCACGTACCTTTAATATAAATATTTGTTAACGAGATTTACCTGGACGTTTAATGCGTGAGTTAGCTTTCTTAGCGGCTTTTGCTTCTGCTTCATTTTTAGCTTTAACAGCTTTCTCAATTGACTTTAAGTAAAATGTACGCATAAACACTGGCATGTTATATACGTCGCTCCATGTGAAACCACCCCGACCATAATATATTAAGTCGAAGATGTTTCCGTGCAGAATGGGCCTATAGTTAGGCCCCAGGCCAAAAAAAGTTAACGCTTAGAGGTAATGTAATTGTGAACGGTTCATCCGTTTCATTGTCTACTAAATTACATGTTAAATCAATATCAGGTTTAATTGAATTAATAAAACTACGTAATGCACGTGAATCGATAGCTAACATATTATTTACGAACCCACGAATTGCGGACTGACTTTCATCGCCATCTACTGATACTATAGTATGTATCATCGTAGTTGATAATATTGTATCTGTACCAGAACCGATTTTATTCTTCTTTAAAGATTTCATTTCGGTTTCGATAGCATCTGTATCTTTTTGTGTTAAAAGTTTTACTTCTACTGTACGTTTAGATGCTGGTAATTGGAATGAAAATCTATTAGTTCCTTTTGCAGTTAAACTAAAATCTATTTCTTTAGCTTCAAATTGAGTTAAATCGATTGTTTCTTTTTGTTTATTACCAGACGGAGTTGTTACTTCAATCTCATAATCTTTACCGTAACCTAATACACGAGCAGCAATTACCAACGCATTTTTATCACCTATAAGCAATTCATTAATATTAACACGCTTTCCTTCGCCGTTACCAATTACTAATGATTGTAATAGTTTATCAATTACAACACCTTGTTTAATATATGATTGTGTAGTTAAAATATCTTCTTCCTTAGCAGTCATATATTTCATTTCTACTCGACCAGTAGCTAATGGACTGTCAACAGGATAAAAATGTCCTTGACTAGGCAATTCAATAATCTCTGTCGGGAATTGATAATTTGATTTGATTGGAGCATCTGCATTTGTTTGTTCGTACTTCGCAGCTGCTAATTGTGCTAACTCTTCGTTAGTTAATTCCTTTTTAGGATATTCAGTGTTTAATGTATTCATTTTTTGTCTCCGTAACTCTTTATATTAATAAATATCTAAAGCCATAAAAAAAGCCTTTATACGTTGAATATAAAGACTTTTTTGTTGAATTCCTAATGCGTTATTTTTTATTTTTATACTTTATTTTAAGATATTAATAATTTTCTTTTTGTCGGCAGTTGAAATCCTGTCAAAAAATGTATCGAAATTTTTCTGCATTTGAGCATCTGTAACGTAGTTAAACGGAGATTTTACCTTTTCTCCTTTAAGATACTTTACTACATTCGATAAACGTAAAGCCCATGTATCTTCCCATTTCATTTTCGGGTCTAAAAACACTCCACTTACTTGGTCCGTAGAGTTACTCTTCGCTTTTATAGCTAGATTATAAGGCTTTAGTATCGTGTTTATCTGCTTTACATTATTTCTAGTTGAAATTGCCAGGTCCGATCTATCCGCAGCTGAAAGTTGTTTTCTAAAAGCTGAGTTAGGTTGTAATTTTGAATTGTATTCACGTGCACTTTCGCCGGGGGCCAATCTTCGAATTTCGAATTCATGCAAACTAGCTTTAGCCTCATTCATTACTTTCGTAATTTCTTCGCGTATAATACTGCGTAGTGTTTCTTTTAATTTCATACGATTATTAGTTATTACGTTCCGAGTCAGGATTAACTACATTTGATAACGATGTACCATCTTCCTCATCTACCTTTTGAATTAACATTTTATCACGGTCTTCTGAATTGAACCAATAATCAACTACTTTATTTAGATTACCTACAAAGGCTCCAAATAATATAAGTAACATTTCTTTCCAGCTTTCTTCTATACTAACTTGAAAGAAGATTGCCATGTTAATACCAAATATAATGAAAAAGAAAAGGAATAAAACTATACCTGTAATTTTCCATCTGTTGCTTTGCATGCCTTGTAGCATGTAATAAAACCTATTTTTATCTTCCACCGGAACGAATGGGTCTTGTTCTAGCAGACCCTTGCTATTATTACACTTAACCATAGATTCACTCCCTTTTACGTAATACAATTCTAATTAGAACTGTAAGATTGCGTAATCATATTTCAATGTCAATTCGATTTGTACTGGGTCTTCTGTACTCCAATCAAAATCACCAAATGTCGCTGAACTGATAAATGCACCTTTTAAAGTCCATTCTTCTACTTTATCACCTACAGGTCCTAAAGCGTTGAATGTGATATCTTTCTTATAAAAGTCTGAATAACCGTCACGTCCGGTTACTGATTCGTGATGTAAACGTACCCATTCCATTACTGCTTGTGCACCAGATGGTACAACTGGGTCATATAATGTAATAGTAACATCTTGCCAACGTGATTTACCTTTTAACTTTCTTTCGATGTTAATGTGGTCTAATATCATTTCACCTTGGTCAATGCTAGGACGGTTTGCAGCTTTAATGATGTATGAAGGAATACCCTCTATATACATAATAAATCTATTCGCAGTCTTAGGTTCAAACGCGGTAAAAAATATTTCGGTTGGGTCTAATAATTCTGCCATTGTATATTCTCCTTAATCTTTTATATAAATATATACAATTCGTAATTACAGTATAAAAGGACTAAATTTCTTTAGTCCCCGTATTGTTGTATATTATTTTTTGTAATAATCTTTGTCTTGTAATGTAAATTCAACTGTAATACGTTTACCGTCTGCAGAATGTGGTCCACTATATTGACCGCGTTTTTGTAGTATAAAACTATAATCAACGTCGTATTCTCTACCCAATGCTCGCTTAATAGCTTTGTTAATAATTTCTCCGCCACTGTCTTTACCAGATGTTGAAGTATTATATGGCATTTCTTTTGAAATTGGATATGATATGAAAACTATATATTTTTTCTTGCCATTAGTACGATTCGTATATATTCTAATTTTATCCTCTATCTGCAAATCAGCTTTTTTGAATAAAGGCATACGTTCTAATTTAGATTTGATATCTTCTTTAGTCATGCCGGCGGCTGGATTAACAGCTTCTTTTAATAAATCTTTTAATTTCATAATATTATGCTTTCGATACGAATGTATATGTTCTTACTCCGGCGCCCATTCCTTCAACTCCACCTAATGTTCCGTGTTTACCAATTACTTCAAATTCCGGAAAATACTTCTGTATTAATTTTACTGATTTTTGTTGCTGCCAATCATATGACGGAGCCTTTGTAACGGCAATTGCTATAGAATACGTTTTACGACCATCTTTTGTTGTACCAATTACCATTTTATTTGGACGAACCCAGCCTGGTATATCAAATGTCATTTCGTACTTTTTCCATAACGGCATACGTTGTAATTTAGCCATTATATCCGACTTCGCGTCTTCTTTAAGAATGTTAGCTAATTTCATACTATTTCTTTTTATATAAATATAAAGATAGGGACTTTTAACCGTAAAAACAAGAAAAACGTACGCTTTTCAATCAACTACCCATTTCCTTCAGTAAAGTACATAAAAAATGCCCCTACCGTAGTAGAGGCACTTTATATAATTGTTAAGTTAGATTAACCTGGGAATGTAGCACCTGTCGGTAATACGTTGAAATCGATAATGATAAATTCAGCTGTCTTAGCAGGTTGTAAGAAGATTTGTCCTCTTAACTCATTTCTATCTACTACTGCTGGAGTATTATTTGTTTCATCCATTACAACACGGAAAGCATATAAACCTTGACGTTGTTGTACTGATTCAAAATAAGGATTAACGATGCTTAAGAATCTGTTACGAGTAGCAGCTGTATTTTGTTCAAATACTAAGAACTTACTTGTACTAGCAATAAATTTCTTCGCAGCGATTAATAAACGTCTTACGTTGATTCTATCTAACGCCGATGCTTTCTTTTGTAATGTTTTTTGTCCCCATACGCAAACGCCTGAA